TCGCCCATCGGCGGCGCGACTTCGTTGAACACCGGCGTATCGGTCTCGTCGCGCGCCGCGGTCTCCGCCGCCCAGCCGCTCTCGAAGCCGCCGCTCGCCACCAGCTTGCGATACCCGCTCGATCCCACCCGCACCACGCTGGCGATGCTCCGGATCGGCGACACCGATTTCAGCGTCGCATCGATCCGCGCGTCGAGCTCCTGCGGCACGGCATAGCCGCCCGCGGCATCGCTCGTCCCGCTGATCGCCTTGGCCTCGAGCCCGGTCCCTGCACGCAGGAAGCTCTCGAACCCGCCGCCGGCCACCGGCCGCGCACCCTCGAGCATCGGCCGCTGCGGCGGCAGCCCGGCATGTTCCATCGCCTCGAAGCTCGCCTCGAGCGCATCCGCCTTCACTTCGATCATCCTCGTCTCCCGTCCACGCCAAAAAGCCCGGACGGGAAGCCCGCCGGGTCCAGAAATCCCTGTCTCGAAAGCGCTCAGTCCAGCGCGTGCACCCGCGCCAGCGGCTGCATCGGGCTCGCCACCAGGCTCACCTCGACCAGGTCGAGCGACGTGATCTCGCGCACGCTACCGCGCCGCGCTTCCTTCACCCGATATCCGAAGCTGAGCCCGTTCACCGCCCCGCGCTGCAGCGCCTCGGCCAGCGCCGGCGCCTCGACCCGGCCGATCACGCGGAGCCCACGCGCATCCTCGCCGATCGTCTCGATCTCGCCGACCGGCCGGCCCTGGTGCTGCCAGAGCAGGGGCACCTTGCCCGCCCCGGTAAAGGCGCCCTTGCGCACCACGTCGCCGCCGCGATCGACCGCGTCGAACACCGCGGCATAGCCTGCGAAACGCACGCTCATTTCAGCCAGCCCGGAAAGCCGAGCTTCACCGCCAGCCCGACCAGCACCAAGGCGGCGAGCATCCGCCCCGCCCATTGGAAGGCGGCCTTGAGCGCCGAGCGCTTGGCGTCGCGCCACGCACCCAGCAATTCGCGCAGCTCGGCCATGTCCTTGGCCGCGCCGGCATCGGAAAGTCCCATCCGGTTCAGCGCCCGCTCGGCGCCCAGCGTGCCCGCCTCCTCGGCGATCGCGCGCAGCGTCACCAGCTTGGCGCCTTCGCCTTCGGCCTGGCCGATCAGCTGCGCCAGCATCTCCTCGCTCATCCTACACCTACCATTTCGCGTTTCTCGTCATCGCTGAGGAACACCGCCGCATTCACCTGCGCCCAGAGCCGCTCGCGGTCCTCGGCCAGCGCGGTCAGCGCATCGAGGTCGACCGCCAGCGCGGCGTCTGGAAACCATCCCGCCAGCCCCTCGGCGATTCCGCTCAATATCTTCTCGGCCAGCGGCAGGATGGCGAGCCGCCACAAGGCGCGATTGGCCTCGCGGTAATTGGCGTAGGCGGCGTCGCCCGGCAGCCCGAGCAGCATCGCCGGCACGCCGAAGGCTAGCGCGATCTCGCGCGCCGCCGCCGCCTTGAGCCCGACGAAATCCATGTCGGCCGGGGTCAGGCTCATCGCCTGCCATTTGAGCCCGCCTTCGAGCAGCATCGGCCGCCCGGCATTGGCCGCGCCGGCAAACCCCGCCTCCATCTCCGCCTTTAGCCGGGCGAACTGGTCGGGCGCCAGCACGCTGCCGTCGCCCGGATCATGGACCAGCGCGCCCGACGGCCGGGCGGCGTTGTCGAGCAGCGCCTTGTTCCAGCGCGCCGCCGCATTGTGGATCGCCACCGCGCCGGCGGCCGCGCCCAGGCAGCCCAGGCCATAATGATCGTCGATCGGCGAGAAGGCGCGGATATGCACCACCGCGGGCCGCCCGGCCCCATCCTCCGCCGCCAGCCGCGCGACATTCTCGCCGACCTTGTAGCGATAGGCGACCGGCCAGCCCCGCGCATCGGGCTCCACGCTCACCCGCTCGGGCCGCAGCGCATAGAGCTCGCGCACCGCGCCAGCATCGTCGGTCAGGATCTGGACATAGCCATTGCCGTGCAGCAGCAACTGGGCCGCCAGCGTCTCGATCAGCGGCTGCCCGCCGCTGCGCGCCGTCACCAGCGCGAGCAACGCCGGATCGCTCGCCTTCAGCGCCGCGCTGCCGGCGCCTTCCGCCACCAGCTTCACCGCACGCTGTGCCACCGGATTGTGGCAATAGGCCTCGCGCACCTGCGCCTCATAGCTGCGCGGCCATTCGCCGATGGCGCCCGCAAAGGTGCCGGCGCGCGACAAGGCCGGCCGCGCGCCCTCGCGCACGGACTTCCGCCCGAACCATTTCATGCCTGATCTCCTGAAATCTCTCGAACGGTTCGCCCATGGAAGGGCATTTTCCCCGGCGAACCCTGTCCTGAGCGCCCGCCCTGCGGGCGGTCGAAGGGGCCGGGGCCCAGTCTTGAAAGTAGCAACGCTTGGTCTGGGCCCCGGCCTTCGCCGGGGAAAGAATGAGGCAGCCATATTGGATTGCCGCCAGCGCAGAACTTGCCGCCCCGGCCCCGCTATGATCTGCTCCCCGCAGGGGGATATTCGATGCGCAGCCTATTCACCGCGATCGGCAACACGCTCCAGCCGGTCGGCAGGGACATGCTCCTGCCCGATGGCCGGGTGATCTTCGTGCCACGCCGCGGGCCCAACAGCACGCTGCCGGACGACGGTCTCCAGCGCTACATCACGCCCCGGCAGCGGGTGCTGCTCGGCTGGGCCAAGGCGCCCTTCTTCCTGGGTATCCCGCTGGTCTTCCTCATCGCCTATCTCCGCTACGGATCCCAGGGCAACCGCGTGCCCATCGATTTCGCCCGTCCCGGCGAAGCGCTGTTCGTCGCCCTTTTCGCGACGGTCTGGCTGCTCGCCGCGCTCGGCTTCCTCACGATCTACCGCATCGGCTCCCGGGTCGAGGAGCAGTTCTACGAGCCCGGCGACTGATCGGCGCCGGCCCGGCCCTTCCCAGGATAAGATCGTCATCCCTGCGAAGGCGGGGATCCAGAGTCACGAAGGATCACGCTCTGCCACCCTGGATCCCCGCCTTCGCGGGGATGACGGACAGCTTGTTCGGACAGGGAAGCGCCAGACGCATCCAGCTCGGCCTCACCGCTAGGCAATCACGCGCACGAACCACTCGCCGCCAGCTCCACCGCGGTCAGCCGGCCGTCCCGGTCGCAGTCCCGCGTCCAGTATCCCGCCGCCAGCCCGGCGCGCAGCGCGTCGCGCTCTGCGCCCTTGCCCGGCACGGCGGCGGCGACCATCGCAATCACCTCCGCCGGCCCGAGCCCGCCATCGCGGTCGGTATCGAAGCGCGCCACCAGCGCCGCGCTCCCCGCATCGAGCAGCGCGCCCACGCTCAGCGCGCAGCCGCACAGCCCCAGCATCCCGGCAAGCACGATCGCCCGCCGGAACAGCTTCCGTTCCGTCATCTCGGTTCTCCTGATTTCTAAAGCGCCCCTCCCTGCCAGGGAGGGGAATTGTGAATTCACAGTACCGGCCTCGAGCTTCACAAATCCTCCCCCGCCAGGGGGAGGTGGCACGCGAAGCGTGACGGAGGGGGAGGTGGGCGAGCCGATAACTGGCTGCTTACCTCCCCCTCCGTCAGTCCCTGCTGACGCAGGAACTGACACCTCCCCCTGGCGGGGGAGGAGCGCAGGCGATCACAACAGCCGTATCGCCGCCTTGCCCCGTTTGCTCAGCATCAGCTCGGTCATCGCCCAGACCAGCGCGTCGGCACGGTCCGGCGATCGAACCCGGCCTGCCGACGCGCCTAAGGCACGAGCGGCCGGAAATAGGCTATGAGGATATCGTAGAGCTGAGACTCATCTAGTTCATCCAGCAGGGTCTGCACGATCAGCGTGCCGAGCAGCGGATGAGTCTCATTGTCGTCCGGAACGCCGAGCCAATAGCCATTCAGCACGAAGAACTCGAGCATGGCCGCCGCGCCGGTCCGCTTGTTGCCGTCTACATATCCGTGATCGCGGGCGATCGCCATGCAGAGACGAATGCCCAGCGCAAGGACATCATCGACGCCTTCATAATGATAGAGGTTGACCGGAGCCGCGACGGCACTCTCGACCAGTCCCTCATCCTTGACGCCTGCCAAGCCGCCAAAGCTATGAATCTGGTCGTCATGAATTTCCCAGACATCCTCGATCGTCAGCCAGAAAGGCTCACTTTCCAAGATAGGTCAGGCTATTCTTGTAACGTTCCTTGATCAGCGCACGCACTTCGGAGCGATCCACATCAGGACGCGGCCGGGCAACCGGCTTCGGGTGCTGCTCTGCAGGGATCTTGAGCTTGCTAGCCATCTCGACCTCCTGTCTAGCGTTGCTGTCTGGATATTTAGTATCGATTCCAAAGCGCTCAAGTCAACATGGGGCGACGGACGCACCATCCAGATCAACCCGTCACTCCTACAACAGCCGTATCGCCGCCTTGCCCCGCTTGCTCAGCATCAGCTCGGTCATCGCCCAGACCAGCGCGTCGGCACGGTCCGGCGATCGGCCGGGGCCTTCATAGCCGCCGCCCGCGACCAGCCCGCACAGTTCGTCCTCCAGCGCCGGGAAGGGCGCGGCATGCAGCACCTTGCCCGCCTCGTAGAGCAGGCTCACCGGCTCGGCGCGTGCCGCCTTGCCCTCGCTGGCATGCACCAGCTTCACCGGCAGCTTGCTGTCGGCGCCGAGCAGCACGGACTTCACCATCGCGCCGCCCTGGTTCTTCTCGGCGATCACCCGGCTGGCATCGTGCCGCGCGGCGCAGGCCGCCACCGCCTGCGCCCAGCCCTCGGGTGTCGCGCCCGAGACGCTGGCATCCTCGATCACATAGCCCTTGCCGTCACGGCCCAGGCCGACCGCGACGATCCCGCAGGAATCACCGCCCACGCCCGCCGGCGGGTCGACGCCCACCACCCGGCGCACCAGCTCGGGCACCTCGCTCGCCCGGCAGGCCTCGATCAGCGTGCGGCTCCACAAGGCGCCCTGCAGCTCATCGATCATCTCGCCCTCCAGTTCCTGCCGGCCGAGCTGGGTGCCGCCATAATCGGCGGTCATCGCCTCGACGAAGCTGCGCGGCAGCCAGGGATTGCCCTTTGTCCGCCCGCGCGTCTCCTCGAAGCCCGGCAGCGCCATCACCTTGCGCATCAGCTTCACCGGGCGCGGCGTGGTGGTTACCAGCACCTGCGGCTTTTCGCCAACGCGCAGGCCCAGCATCAGATTGTCCCAGGCGACTTCACCCGCGCGTCCCCATTTCGCCAGCTCGTCGCACCAGGCGAAATGATGCTCGGGCCCGCGCAGGCCGTCGGCCGCGGCGGCCGAATAGATCTGCGCGCGGGCGCCGCTGGGGAAGACCAGCTCGCCCGAGCTGCGCTGCCAGGCCAGTGTCTCGTCCCGCCGGGCCGCCGCCAGCAGACCGCCGGTCCCCTCGATCATCACCCGACGCACGTCCTCCACCGTCGCGCCGACCAATGCGATATGCGCACCCGGATGCGCGCGTGCCCGGGCAAGGACCCATTCGGCGCCTGCCCGCGTCTTGCCGAAACCGCGCCCCGCGCGGATCATCCAGACGCGCCAGTCCCCCTTGGGCTCATGCTGTCCGCGATGCGCCCATTGCCACCAGCGCTCGCCATATTCGCGCAATTGGGGTGCGCTCAGCGCATAGAGCAGGCTCACCCGCTCGGCGTGCGGCAATGCCAGCACGCGCTCGAACAGCGCCTCGGCGTCAATCATCGTCCCGCTCCAGAGCGCGTGCCCGGTCGATTGCCTCCAGCTTCTTCAGGATCGCCTTGTTGGTATCCTCCGGATCGGCCCGGCGCAGCGGCGGGCCGCCGCGCCATTTGCCCTGCAGGCTGTCCCGGTGCAGCTTGAGCAGGTGCATCACGTCCTTGACGTTGACGCGCATGCCATCCGGCCGCTCGAA